GGGCGGGGGCCAGCGGCGGGCGCCCGCCGCCCCGCGGAGGGGGACGGTGGACCCTTCCGAGGCTACGAAGGCGGAACCATCCACGGAAGCAAAGGCCCCAAAGGCCGACCCCACAAAAACGAATAAGTAACCCTGCCAAGGTGTTTCCCCTCACTTTTTTGTTCGTTCCGAGGCTGCGCGCACTGGCCGACCTCTCTCCCGGCCGTGTGCGCGCCTTCTTTCGGCGCCTATGGCTTATGGCGGTGGCTGCCCTCACACTCTTTGCGGCGACTGGCTGCCGCCTGTGGCGCATGCCGTACACGGAGCGAGAGATGACGCAAAGGGAAGTCGTCGAGACGGTGCGCGATACGCTTGTGGTCATCGAACCCGATTCGGCCCTGATCCGCGCTTACCTCGAATGCCAGTCGGGCCGGGTGGCGCTCTCGCGGCTGATCGCCGTGCCCGGCGCGCGCATCGTGCCGAATGTGACGCTGACGGACGTCCTGACCGATACGGGCTACCGCGGTGCCCTGCTCGATGTGCACTGCCACGAAGACAGCCTCCGCCGGGTGATCGCCCTGCGCGACCGCACCATCCGCGAGCTGACCGACCGTGTCCGCACGGAGTATGTGACCGTGGAGCGCCCCTTCCGGTGGCATCACCGGGCGCTGATGGGCGGCGGATACGCCTTCCTGGCCCTCGTGCTCGGCATGGCCGCGTGGCTCATCGTGCGGCTCTACATCAGAGGCCGCGGGGGTATCCCCTAATTATTACAACCAACAACCATTAACAATTAAAGAAAAGACATGGCATTAGGAAAGAAAACCCGATCTGTCGGACTGAGCGCCATCCTGTTCGGCGACGTGACAGACGGCGGCGCTAAGATGCCGGAAGAGATGAAGCAGCTGGCCCGCACCCTGAAGGGCACGGCCACCTTTACCACCGAACAGGATCAGACACAAGAGTTCTTTTGCGAAGAAGAGCCGGATGCCCCGGTGGAATCCGTGATCTCGGAAAAGGGATTGAAGAACCTCACGTTTAACATTCTCGAATGGGATAACGCAGTGCTGCAAACCCTGTTTGGTGGCAAAGAGGTGGATGGTAAAATCAAGGATCTGTCTGGCACGGAGCATAACGTGAAAAAGTTCATCCCTCCGAAGGACTACGTGGAAGTGGAAAAGGCGCTCCGTGTGCTTACGCCTTACAAGGTAGGCTTCGACATTCCCCGCGCAAAGATCCTCGCCCGCTTCCAGTGGAACCTGACCCGTACGGAGATCGCGCAGATCGAAGTCACGGCGCGCTGCATGAATCCCGATGGGGACGATAGTGGCACCTACGAGCCATTCAGCTGGACATAATGGAAGAGACGGAAAACAAGCGGGCGGTCGAGATCGATGTGGCCGACGCGCTGTTGGATACGGGGCTGCTGGTCAAGGTGCCGGCGCCCCGCCCACTGCGCATGTTGGGGATAAAGGTGTTCCCGATGCGCTTTCGGCGCCCCGTCTACGCCCAACTGCTGCGCATTAGTCGGATGTATGTGCGTATGCACGTCGACCTCGAAACGCTCGAAACGGGCGAAGCCGCCGCGGTGCTCACCTCAGCGGCCAAAAACGGCGTCCGTGCCAGTCGGCTGATCGCCCTCGGACTGATCCGTTCGGGGCTGATGAGTGCGCTGTTTCATCGTGCCGTGGCGGCCTATCTACGCCGACGGATGGATGCTCAAACGATGGCTGAGCTGGCCAAAGTGATCGTCCTGCTAAGTGGTGCGGGCCATTTTACGACTATTATCAGATCGATTGCTCATCTACAGGTGACGACTCCGAATCTGAGCCGGGAAACGACGGGGAGTTAAGGGATGAAGGCCCCCATAGCCCTTTCGGCGCACTGTTCCAGATCACCTCGCAAGGCGTTTGGACGTGGCGCGAACTGATGTATAAAGTGCCGTGGTGCGTTGTGCTGGCGGCCATCAATGACCAACCCAAATACGGAAAGAAGAAACCGGCTGACGAGGGCGAAATCACCTCTGAGGCCGAAGCCAAGAAGTTTTTCAATCTGGCTTAAAACGGCGGGACACTCCCGCCCCCCATAACCCACCAATAACTAACGAGAAAAGGCCGTGGCCGACGAAAAAACGATATACGTAACATTTGAGTTCCGGGGCAATCTGGGTAACGATGTGGACGACGTGACGAAGAAGATCGAAAAGATGGAAACGGAGGCGTCCAAAGCATTGGGAAAGATGGCTGAGGGTAGCAGCCTCTCGGCGCGGGGCATCCTCTCGCAGGCCGACGCTATCGGCATGCTGCCCGGCCCGCTCAAAGCCGCCGATTCGGGGTTCGTCAAACTCATCCAAGCAGCCAAGACCTTTATCGCTACCCCGGTGGGGGTGGTGCTGACGGCTATCGTGGCCGCCTTGCAGGCGCTGTTTTCATGGTTCAACTCGTCGGCTGAGGGGCAGATGGAGTTTGCCCGTGTCTCGGGCTATGTGTCCGGCGTGCTCGGGCAGCTCAAAGAGATTGTTTTACAGGTCGGTGAGGCCATTTATAAGGCCTTCAATGACCCCAAAGCAGCAGTAAGAGCGCTTTGGGATGAGATCAAAAAGAGTATTGTCAATCGCCTGCAAGGCGTGGGCGAGATGTTCAAGGCGCTGGGCAAAATCATTTCCTCGGGTTTCCAAGAAGGTTTCGACGAGCTCACTGAGGCGTCGTTAAAAGTCGCTACGGGTGTAGATCACGCCCGTGAGCGCATGAAAGCATATGCCGCGGCTGTGCACGATGCAGCCAAAAAGACGTCTGAGCTGAGTGTGGCCGGAGAAAAGCTGTCGCGCGATCGCAGCAACTGGCAAAAGCGGGAAGCCGAGCTCGACGTAAAGGCCGAAGAGCTGCGCTCGCGCATGTACACCGCCGGCGACAAAGAGCGTTTGCAGCTGGCCAAAGAGTACAAGGCCGTCATCAAAGAGCAATACGATCAAAAGCGGATGTTTCTCAAAGAGGAACTACGCATTAAGAAAGAGACGGACGCCCTGACGACAAACAGCCAAGCGGACTATGACGAAGAAAACCGCTTGGAGGCCGCACTGATCCGCCTGAATGCGGAGGAACAACAACAACTGCGCTTCATCAATCGACAGGAAGGCTCCATCCTGCGCAAAACAGCCGGCGGCGGAGGCGAGGATGCCGCGAAGGCATTAGAGGAACGGCTCAATCGACAAAAGGCCTACCAGCGGGAATGGGAGAAGAACCAACTCGAATTTGCCCAAAAGCAAATCGACCTGCTGAATGACAGCTACTACAAGCAGCGCCAGCAGGCCGAACTGAATAAGAAGAAGGAACTGGCTGCCATCAAACAGCAGGAGGAGGATATGCTGAAGGCCAAACGAGAGGCCTATGGCAAAAACGCTACCCTCTCGAAGGAAGAAACGACCTACTTCGAAAACCTTGTCGACCTGGCCGAAAAGTCTTATAAGAAGTCCGCGGCTGAGATTGATGAAGCCGTCAACGGCGCATTCAAGGAAGGGCGCTTGCGCTTCGCCGATGAGCTGGCCGTGCAGCTGGATGACATCGAAAACTACTACAAAGAGCGGCTGCGGATGGCGGAAAACAATGAGAAACTGATCGCCGAACTGACCGTTGCCAAAGAGAAAGAGATCACGCTGGCCAAAAACAACTATACCGCGGAGATGCTCGATTACGACATTGAGATCACCCGTAAGCAGATGGCCAATGCGGAATCTTTCTATCGCTGGGAAGCGGATCGTCGCAAAAAGCAACTCGAGGAAGAGCGCCGGGTGCAAAAGGAACGTATCCGGCTGATGGAAGAGCGGTACAAGCTCGCCCCAACGGATAAGCTGGCTAAGGAAATAGCCCTTGCCCGCGAGGAACTCGAAGCCCTAAATAAGGAACTCAGCCGCATTCCGACGCAAAAGCTGTCGGAGGTGCTCGGCGCCTTCGGGCAGATGGCCTCGGCGCTGGGCGGACTGAGCGGTAGTGTGGGCGAGGCATTCGCGGCAATCGGTTCGAGCCTCGCCGCCGCCGGTGAGATGCTTTCCCGCGACATGGATACGACACGGGGCAAGGTGGGCGCCATCAGCACGGCCATCTCGGGCACAGCCACGCTGATCAATATGATCACCGCGGCGGCCGAAAAACGTCGCACCGTGGAAAAAGAGTTCTACAAAAACGCCATCGCCTTTGCCCATGAATATGCCCTGTCGCTGAATGAGCAATTGCGCCTGCAAAGCAAGTCGGGCGCCTTTGTGCGCAACTACGCCGGCGAGATCAAAGACAGCTTCAAAGCGCTGAATAAGGCGATGGATGGTTACTCCGATGCCATCGGCAAGCTGCATGAGGGGCAAGCCAACGTCGACCTGCGCAACGTAGTCGACGGCAACAACGTAGCCAAAGGGGCGGCCACGGGGGCACTGGCCGGAGCGGCCATCGGCTCGATCATTCCGGGCATAGGAACGGCCATCGGCGCCGTGGTGGGAACAATCGGCGGACTGCTTGCGGGCATATTCAGCAAGAAGAAAAACAAGGTCACGGATGATCTGATGAAGGTTTTCCCGGGCCTTGTGGACGAGGCGGGCAACTTGAATAAAGAGCTGGCGAAAACACTGATCAACACCGATCAGGTAGACGATAAGACGAAGCAGCTGCTTCAAAACGCCCTCGATTGGCAGGATGCCGTCAAAAAGGCAGAGGAAAGCCTTGGCGAGATCGCCACAAGCCTGGCCGGCGACATTGGTAACAACCTGCGCAACGCCATCGTGGGGGCATGGAAGGCGGGCGAGGATGCCAGTAAGGCCATGTTTGCCACGGCGTCCGACTCGCTCGAGGGCTTTATCACGCAACTACTGTATTCGGCCATCTTTTCGGACGTGTTCGAGGATTTTAAGAAGAACCTTGTCGAATCGCTGAAGCCCGGCGGCGATCAGGATGTACTCGACGACTTCGATAAGCTGATGGAAGAGATGACCAAGCGCGACGACCGATACATCGAGCTGCTGAATAAGGTCAAAAAGCGCGCGAAGGAGCGCGGCTACACCAAGTTCGGTGAGAAAGATGATAAGGCGAAGGATGGCCGCACGGGCACAACGAAGGGCATCCAAAGCATTACGCAGGACACGGCTACGGCCATCGAGGGGCGGCTGACGGCGCTGCTGATCTATCAAGACGCCATCAAACTGTCCGTAGGCGGGATCAATCAGACCCTTGTGGCGGGCGTGGCCATACTGACAGAGATACGAGATAATACATCGCACTGCCGGCGCCTCGAGCAGATCGAAAGCGGCATCGGCAGTATGAAACGCGAACTGGAGACAATCAATTCCCGCGGGGTGACCCTGCGAACAGCATAACGGATAAGACGGAAATGAAAGCGAATATCTACATCGATGGCGTGGACGCCCGGGCGGCCTTTGGCGTGTGGGTGGTACGGGGCGGATACAACGACCTGCTGGCCTACCCAGCTATGAAAGAGCCGGCCGCCAACGATTGGCCGGAACACGACGGGCTCGAGGTGGATCTGAAGGCGCCCAAACTGCAACCCCTTACGGTGGGCATCGACTGCGTGGCCTCCGGCCCCAAGGCCGACGTCCGCGGGTTTGTGGCGGCGTTAGCCGTGCCGGGCTATCGGTCTATCCTTTTCCCCTCCCTCGGGCGAACATTCCGCCTGCGCCTGACCAACTTCGACGAGCTGCGCGATTACGGGCCGCTGCAATCATTCCGCCCGCTGTTCGAGCTCGACGAACCCGAGCGCACTGACGCGGCCGTCTGGCAATCGCCGGGCACGCACGTCATCCGTTCGGCCTACACCCTCGACGGCATCAATCTGGCCGATTTCGGTGTGTTCGTCCAAAAGGGGCGCGACAGCCTACTGCGCCCGGCTGAGGTAAAACAGAATCTCACCCGGGAGATCGCCACCCGCGACGGCCGCATCTACGACACTGGCATCGTGCGTTTCAATGCCAAAGAAATAGCGTTGAAATGCTGCTTAAAAGCCGTTTCAACGGCGGCCATGTGGAGCTGCCGCGACGCCCTGTTCGGCCGACTCACGGCGCCGGGCGAGCACATATTGAACTACCGGGGAAAGGATTACCCCGTGTTTTATCGCGAATGCACGGGCACACGGCTCATCGCCCTCCGGCCCGGCTTCATCCTGTATGAGTTTGAACTGAATTTGACGGTGATCCGATGAAAATCTACGATAAGAATAACGTGCTGATCATCGATGTGGAGCCAGACGACGGCAGCTACCTCGAGGATCGGATCCATCAGACTAAGCTGCTGACGCTCTACTATTCCCTGCCTGAATACGTGGAGATCCCGGAAGGGGCCTACACCGATTTCCGGGGTACGCGCTACCGACTGGAAAGCGCGCAAAAATTCATCTGCCACGGCGACCGCAACTTCGAATACACCGTGACGATGGAAGGCCCAGAGGCTGCCCTGCGTAAGTACAAAGTGCGCGACACGACGATTCAAAACCTGCTGAAGTTTGCCTATACGGCCAAACCGCGGGCACACTTGGAGCTGATCGTGAAGGCACTTAATCGCAGGGATAGCGGCTGGACGGTGGGCGGCTGCATTGAGGCGACGGAAAAGACGCTTTCATACAGCCACACCTCCTGCGCCGATGCCCTGCAAACGCTGGCCGATGAGTTCAAAACGGAATGGGAGATCCGGGGCAAAGCCATCTACCTGCGCCGCGTGGAATACAACAAGGCCAACCCGCTGCGCCTGCGTTACGGGCGAGATTGCGGGCTGAAGCCGGGCGTGTCGCGTGACAATTTCGGGTCAAAGAAGCCTTGCGAGATCCTGCTTGTACAGGGCGGGCGGAAGAATATCGATGCCTCGACCTATGGCAGTGTGGAACTGCTGCTTCCAAAGTCGCAAACGATCGCCTTCGATGGGACGAAGTTCGCCGATGAAGCGGGGTTCAATGCCGCCGCGGCGCGCAGCTACAAAACGGATGCGACGGGCACGGAGATCACCCGTGCCGACCGGCCGCTCCTGACCTTCGTCGAGGATAGCATCGACCTGTCGCAGATCTACCCCAAACGTGTGGGCACGGTCTCGTCCGTCGAGATGATTGCTGGTAAAGATGGCCATGTGAATTACGACATCATCGACAGTTCCATCCCCGAGGCGCTTGACTACAATAAGGCGCTGATCGCGGGGCAGACGATGAAAGTCATTTTCCAAAGCGGCAACCTCACCGGCCGGGAGTTTGATCTGAAATATAAGCACGACGGGCGCCGCTTCGAGCTCGTGCAAACTACGTACGACGGCATCGCCATGCCCGGCGGCACGGTCTACATCCCGAAGGTGGGCGACACCTACGCCGTATTCGGTTGCTCGCTGCCCGACGCTTATGTGTGCGACAATGCCACACGGACGGGCGCTTCATGGGAGATGTTCCGGGAGGCCGTGCGGGTGAAATATGAAAACGAAGTGGAGCGATACACCTTTTCCGCTGAGTTAGATGAGCTGTATGCCGACCGTCACTGGATAGAGATCGGCAGCCGTATCGTCAAAGGTGGATTCGTGTTGCTCGAGTCAGATAAGTACGCCCCCACGGACGGCCTGCTGATCCGTATCACTGGGGTACGCACGCCGGTGAACACCCCGCGCCGCCCCCAGTTCGAGCTCTCGAATGTGGCATCGCCGGGCAGCGTGTCGGGGCAGCTGGGTAAGATCGATCGCAACGAGGTAACAACGGAAGAGGGCTTCCGGCAGCTGCGCCACGAGACGGCGCGCACCTATGAGCATGCCAAAGAGGCGCAGGATATGCTGGAAAAGGCGTTGGACAATTTTTCGGCCGGCATCAATCCCATCTGGGTGCGCACGATGTCCGTATTGGTGGGCAACGAGTATCAGCAATTCATGTTCGTCGACAACCGGACGGAGACGCAGCGCGAAATCATCCCGCTGTTCGAGATGAATAATGAGACGAAGGTGTTCACGGCTCCGGCTGCTATCCTGAAGCATATGACGATGGGCATCAATAAGACCTCATCAGCACACAAAGCGACGGATTATAAGTATTGGGACGTGGCGGGCTACACCTCGCCCTTCCTCGGGGGCGAAAAGTCGGCCTTTTACCTCGTGGCCAAATGTGCCAAAGGGGGCACGTCGGGCGAGTTCCTGTTGCAAGAGGTATACAAGTATGACCCGGGCGATGGCTTTTATTACTTCCTCGTGGGGCTGCTTTCGTCTGAATCGGGCGGGGAACGCAGCTTTGCCACGGCCTATGGATACACGGAAATCCTGCCCGGGCAAATGCGCATCCGCAACATCATCAGCCCTGACGGCCGGACGTATTTCAACGTGGCCGAGGGGGTGATCGGCGGGAATATCCGCATCGAATCGGGCTCCGTGGGATACAGCAACCTGACGGACAAACCGGATCTCTCAATCTATGAGACGCGTTCGGAGTTCAAGGTCTTTGCCGATCAGATCCGCGGTGAGGTGGGGCGTATCAATGTCACGGCCGGGGGAACAAAGGATCAGCTCGCGGCGCTGCAAACGTGGTCGCAAAATCAGGTGAACAGCCTGCTGAATCGGCAAGCAACGTCCGAGGATAAAATCTACCGACTGCAAACGGCGGGCTTTATAACCACCGCACAAGGTAATGCGCTCTACGCCTCCGCGCCGCTGGCCAACGGGGACACGATCGCCTCGTACATCACCCAAAGCCCCTCGGCGATCAATCTCATATCGCAAAACATCTCCCTCACTGGTCGCGCTGAGTTCAAGAGCCTGCAATCACAACTCAATACGCAGCGGGAAAAGATCGATAACAAGCCAGACAGCAGCAGTCTGGGCAGCCTCGCCTGGAGAAACAAAATCGGGAAGGCAATGATGGATGAAACGATCATTGATGGGGGGTATATCAAAACGAGTTTGATCGATACCGATGCGCTGGTGGTAAAGAGGGCGGCGATGATCGGAGATTTCAAGGTAAGAGAGGGCACACTTATTTATAAAGACAGCATGCAGCGTGGTGCAGGTATGACAGGCACATGGATAAGCGCACACGGCAGCGTCGATCTCAGAGCTGAATCTGGGCCTGATAGCTGTGCGAAACTTTTTACTGGCGGTCTTAGAATAACAACTGAAGACTATGCGCCACGTGTTATAGAGTGCGCACATGGAACTGGGGCGCTTTTCGCTGTTGAGTTTCGCCCTGTTGGTAATGATCCATCATGGCACAAAAGAACTTGCATTATAGCAAGTAACCTACCACATGTAAACACGGTAAAAGCGAACAGCGGCAGCCATGATTTCCATACCGTGAAAATAGATAGTGTCACCGGCATGTTTTGCTGGGAATAACACAAACGAACAATCAAACAATAGACAATATGAAAAGAATCGATTTCAGCAGAATCAAATTGGAAGTAGAGCCCGGGCGCTTCGAGGTGCTCGACCAGCGGCGGGCGTTCGGCAATGCCATCTACGCGGAGTCGTTTACCCTCGATGTCGATGCGCTGGCACGTAAGGTGTACTTTGCCCCCGCGGGCAAGGAAGAAACGTTTTCAGACGATGAATTTGCACTGCTTATTCAGCGCCTCACCGGGAAATTCATTTACTCGATTATTCGAGATGTCAAAAACGCGGCGATCGACGTAAAAGAGGTATGACGGCTATGGAACTGCAACGAATTATCAGACAGGGCGTGACAAAGATCGACGAGGCGGGCACGCTGTCGATCCGGTACAACATCACGGAAGAAGGCGGACGAACGATGGAATTGAATGCCTCGATCGAACGTGAGGATCGGAACCTCGGCAGTGTTTCGGCCTTTACGGATGGGCGGATCAGCTTTTACCTCGATAAAGGGAGCAACCTGACAGAGGCGGAAAAGAAGGCCGCGTTTGCCGCTATTGTGGACGAGGTGGCCAGTGCGTTCCGACCCGTGAGTGGTACGTCGGAAAAGAAGGCTTAAGGCATGAAAGTGATCTACAACGGCCTCGTGCCTTTCCGTGGCTTTACGGCCATCAATCTGCTGGGCGTCGTATTCGCTCGGCGGGAGTATCGGCCGCTATCCGAAGCCATCCTGCGGCATGAGGCCATCCACACGGCGCAGATGCGCGAAACGGGTTACCTCGGATTCTATTTCATCTATATGCTGGAATGGCTATGGGGAATGCTGCGTCTCCGCGACGCTCACACTGCTTACCGGGCTATCCGATTCGAGCGTGAGGCATACCGCAATATGGCCGATCCGAACTACCTCAATCAGCGCCGACCCTATGCATGGATGCGGCCGGAAGTATAGACAACGAACCATTAACGATTATACGAAGTATGGACAGACAGTATTTGCAAAAGCAATCGGATGCAAAGTTTCGCATCGACATTACGGACCGAATGGGCAACCCCGTCGATCCAACGAAGTGCGATCTGCAATTTGAGTTTTACACGTCGCGGTCGCGGCGTATCGTCGTCGGGCGAAAGCTCGGCGAAGCGTTCCCCCCGGGATTGAAGGTGGATAATGGGCAGGTGGTCGTAGGCCTCGACAACCCCCGATTCACCGAGGGCCCCCTCTTTGCACGTTTCCGGACGCGCATCTATGATGCCACCTTCCCGGATGGATTCTATGACATCGCCTCGGGCGAAGTGAACACAGGTATTGAAGTAGTAGACAATTAAACAACGTAAGACATGGAAGGAAAAGAGTTTAACGTAACAGTAGCGCTCGACCAGCGGCTCGGGCAGGATGGCAAATCGGCCTATGAGCTTTGGAAAGAGCAGGGCAACGAAGGCAGCGTGGCCGACTTTCTGGCTAAGCAGAAAGGCGAACAGGGAAAGACTGGCAAAAGTGCCTACGAGCTTTGGGTAGAGCAGGGCAACACGGGTAGCGTGGCTGACTATCTGGCTAAACAGAAAGGCGAACAGGGCGACGCCGGTAAATCGACGTACGACCTTTGGAAAGAAGCAGGCAACGAGGGCAGCATGTCCGACTTCCTGGCTAAGCAGAAAGGCGAACAGGGTGACGCTGGTAAATCGACGTACGACCTTTGGAAAGAGGCAGGCAACGAGGGCAGCATGTCCGACTTCCTTGCTGCCCAGAAGGGTGAAAAGGGTGACACCGGCAAGGTGACCACACGAACGATCACACTCGAGTCCACGGCTTGGGATCCCACCGGTACGGGTCGTATCTCAGTAGCCGTAGACGGCGTGACAGCTGAGAGCACGATCCTCGTGAGCCCTGCACCAGATTCGATTGTGACGTATGGGAAATGCGGCGTATACGCTGCCGCGCAGGAAGAAGGCCGCTTGACGTTTGCGTGCGCCATGCAGCCACAAGAATCGCTCACCGTTAACATCGTCATCTTATGATACTGAACACATCCATTACAGGGGTGCCTGCCTTTACGGGTATCGTGCACAAGTACAAGGTGACGAATAAGAGCTTGGCCGGCTCGGCAGAGGTCGCCGCTGGGATGTTGGGGCGTGACATTGCTCCAACAGTGAATGGAGTATCTATGCCGCTTTCAGCTACGATTACGCCGGGCGGTGAGGGCGTCATCTGTTCCCCCGTCGCCAAGTTTGAGCTGAATACTCCGATCGGATGGGGTGAGTTGAATGCTCCTTACAATCGGATTCATTTGGGTGAAGCGGTTACGCTTTCCCGCACCTCCGAGGGGTATTTGCTGATTGAACGGGAGGTCGTGGCTGAGATATAGCCGCTTCCCTTGGGGCGCCCTGTTTTTCCGACACAAACAACGACTAACAACAATGGAAGTACTCTTTGAAGGCACCGGTGCCATGTTTTCCGTGGCCACCGCGTGTTTCATATTCGTTTTAATCGCCATCATCGTAGACCTCATCAGCGGCATACGGAAGGCCAAAGAGAGCAAGCAAGAGATCCGCTCGAAACCACTCAGCCGGACGGTCACGAAGTTCGTCATCTATGAGGGCGCCGTGGTCATTGCGACCATGATCGACTACATGCTGCATTTCTCGCATCTGTTTGTATTGATGAAGCTGCACCCCATCGTAGGGTTGCCCGTCATTACCTGTCTGATGAGTGTCTTTCTCTGCATCATCGAGATTCTCAGCGTACGCGAAAAGGCCGACGAAAAGACCCGCCGCCGCTCTGAGGCTATCGTGCAAGCCGTGATTGAAGCCCTTGGGACGGATAACCTCGCCGAGATTCTACGGAAGAAGGCGGATGACACCTTGCACGGTCACCAACCGCCCCCTCAACAACCCAACAAATAAACGATTCAACAACAATGAACACTCCAACCCAAACCACCATCCCGCCGGAGTTTGTCCCGACTTATGTCCCCTACAGCTACCTGGGACAACCCGTCAAGGGCGCCTTTGGAGCCAATACCCGGCCGGCCTTTGTTAAGGCCAGCGACCGCGCCTATTTCGAGGCAGACAACACGCTCAGCAACGCGATGCGCCAGCTGATGATCTCGATGGACGTGCTGGACACCGGCGCAGGCATGAAGCCCGTCGGCGATTTCAATTACTGCAATATCAAAGCACGCCGCGGGCAAAGCGGCCGCACGGGCTTTGATCCTGTTGAAGGCAGCGATGACCCGTATGCAAACTATGCCAACCACGTAGACTTTGCCCGGGCCAAATTGCAGCTCATCCAGAAACCGCTTTGGCGCGTGAACCTCAAGACGGACACCCCCTCGGAGGTGATCGACAAAATCGAGGGAACGCCCGTCGTTTGGGGTACCCTCTTCAGTCCCGCCGCGCAGCGTGCACTCGAGAGGGGCGAAGGCATCGATGACTTGAAGCTCGACTATGAGAAGGCCATCGTGAAGCGTTACCGCGCCCTCGGGATCACCGACATCCATAGCGCTCGCAAGAAGTATTACTGCGAAAAGATGACCGCCATCGGTCGGCAGGTAGGCCAGATGATGGCCGGTGGTGATCCGAACGTGACCTACACGCCAGACTTCGAGCGCAAAGCCGTGCCCGTTCCACCGCAGAGCCCTACACCCGTAGAGCCGCCGGTGGTGCCTCCCATTCGGCCAGCCGCTCCAGGTGCCCCGGACGTGCCGCCTCAGCCTACGTTGGTGCAAGGCCCCACGCCGATCACCCCCGAAGCGTTCGACGTCTTAGCGTTCACGCGAAAGACCAGGGCGCGGCTGATGGATGGGCGGGAGGTCTATGTGACGGCCGTCGACTTCGAGTTCCGACAAGTGAAGTTTTACAACGAGAAAGACGTCCCCTACTGGGTGAATCTGGACAAGGTGGCGGCGATCATTTGAAGGGTGGCGGGCAGATGAAAAAGAGGCAAGACGATTATGAGGCCTTTGTGGCCAAATTTGAGCGCAAACGCACTTCCGATGATTGCTACACGCCGCCCGAGGTGTACGACATCGTGCGCGGCTGGCTCGGCGAACAGGTCGACCTCGCCGACGCCCAGATCGTACGCCCCTTTTGGCCGGATACGGACTACAAACAAGTGGAATACCCCGCCGGGTGCGTCGTGGTGGATAATCCGCCTTTCTCGATTTTCGCCGAGATCGTGCGCTGGTATTTGGAGCGCGGCGTACGCTTCTTCCTGTTCGCTCAGCATAAGACGATTTTGGGTCTCGATGCGCCCTACACACGCCTCGTTTGCGGCGCGGATGTGATTTATGAGAACGGTGCCGCGGTGCGCACCTCTTTTGCCAGCAACCTATTCGGCGACGTGCTGGCTATGTCCGTGCCCGATCTTTACGAACGTCTCATGGCAGCTGTGCGCAGCAAGGATCCTTTGCCGCGCTATAGCTACCCCTCGCATGTGCTGACATTCTCCGATCTGGCCCGCTGCGCCAGCCACGGCGTAGCGCTCTCAATCCCTCGCAATGAGGCCACGTTTGTCCGCCGTTTGGACAGTCAGCAAGCATTGAAAAGAGGCATCTACGGCGGTGGCTTTTTGCTGTCTGATAGGCAGGCCGCCCGCATGGAAGCCGCTCTCCTCGAGGCCGACCGCCATAAAGCGGAAAAAGCCGCCCAGGAGATCGAAGCGCATGCGTGGGCGATCTCCGACCGTGAGCGCGAAATCATCGCCCAGCTGAGCGCCGGGCAGGCTTAGTTTTTCACCTTTCGTTTTTCATTTCTTCCCCCATGTTCCTGACCGTCGACGAACTTTATACCCACCTGCATGACGAGACGGTGGCCGTCATTAGCCGCGACACGGAGGCCATACCCGTGGCCGCCATCGACGCCGCCATTGCTGAGGCCAAAAGCTACTTGCATGACTTCGACACGGCTGCCATTTTCTCGGCTGAGGGTGAGGCGCGCAATGCGCTGTTGCTGCTATTTGTCAAAGACATTGCCGTGTGGCACTTTGTGAACCTCGGGAATGCCTGTATCGATATGGAACTGCGCGAAAAGCGTTACGACAGCGCTATCGCGTGGCTGCGGCTTGTGCAAAAGGGCGATCTCTCGCCAGACCTACCCCCACGCACCGCTGAACTCGGCCATGAGTCGCCGATCGGAAAGATTCACTTTGGCAGCAATCCCAAACGCGGCCAGCATTATTAAGCACTGATTAAACACCGATTAAACGCCATTTAATGAGCAATAAAACGAAGCATAAACAGGCCGCCGCTGGCCCCATCTCTACGCAGATCATTGTGCAGCCTGTGGTGCGCACCGTCCACGATGTGGCGGCGTGGCGTTCCGCACTGCGTATGGCCGACAACGGTAACCGTACAAAGCTCTACGACCTCTATAGCGACATCCTGCTGGATGGTGTGCTCGCCGACGCCATTGATAAACGTATCGACGCCGTCAAAGACGCCGATCTGTCGTTTACGATCGACAACAAAGACGTGGATGTAATGTATGATCTGATGGATACGGTCGAGTTCGAGGAACTAATCGGCGAGATTATGATGGCCAAATTCTGGGGTATCTCCGTCGATGAGTTCGATTTTGACGAGGATCGAACCTTCCGCTTTACGTCTATCAATCGGAAGCACATCCGCCCGAAGTTGAAAGAGATCGTAAGGCAGCAGACGGATGATCGCGGCATCTCCTACGCCGGTGATGATCGGGTCATTCAGTGGGGCAAAGACGATGATCTCGGGCTACTGCTGAAGGTCTCGCCATTGGTCATCTACAAACGCGGCGGATTTGGCGACTGGGCGCAGTTTGTCGAGCTGTTCGGCATGCCCCTTCGCATCGGCAAATACAGCGCAATGGATGAAGCCAGCCGCCGCGAATTGATCCGTGCTTTTGAGACGGCCGGATCGGCGCCTTATCTCGTTATCCCCAAAGAGACGGAGGCCACGCAGGAAGCCAACGCTGCGTCTGGCAACGGGCTTCTATATAAAGAGTTCCGGCAGGCTTGCACGGAGGAAATCCTGATCACCATTTTGGGGCAGACGATGACCACCGTAGACGGCAGTTCGCTGGCGCAAGGGCAGGTGCACATGGCTGTTCAAGAAAAGAAGCACCGCGCCGATAGGCGGTTCGTGGAGCGCATGCTCAATCGCTATTTCGTGCCCATGCTCATCCGCCGCGGCTACCCTGTTACCGGCGGAAAGTTCCGCTACATGGATGCCAAACGCGAGCTCGAGGTGCCCGAGATCATCCAACTCTCGGACATCCTACCCATCCCGCAGAGCTACCTGCATGAAAAGTACAACATTCCTCTACCCGAGCCCGGCGAACCTATCGCCCGCCGACAGGCGCAGCCACTCTTTGGCGTGCCCGAGGGAGACAGTGAGGAAGAAGAAACGGACGAAGAAGCCGGCCTTGACGAAAGCAAGGCTGATGCGCCAGAGCCAGACAAAAAGGCCGCAGAGGATGATGCGCCGACAAGTCGCAAAGTGAAACATGCGGATCGCGACCGCAGCAACTTCTTTGCCCGGTTGTTCGATTTTTTCGTCCCCGCCCGGTCATACGGCCGGGCGACATCCGACATCCTCACACTCTCGGAGGCCACGCTTGCGGATGCCCTGATCCGACAGACGATTGAGACAAAGGGCCGCGCTTATTTCAGCGCCGACCTGTTTGCCTACACCCACACGGAGCTCATCCGCGGACTGCGAAAGGGCTATCGCCGCGCGGACGTCCGGCTGGCTGATAGTGGCTTTGTCTACAATGCCAACGATGATGCTTACATCACCGCCTTGGAGCAAAACCTGTTTCATTTCTCAGCCGCCAAAACACTGGCCGAGGTGAGTGAGTTGAACCATCTGTTCCGCGAGAGCAAGGGCTACAGCGATTTCAGAAAGAAGGCCAAAGCTGTAACGGCAGCCTATAACGAGCAATGGCTGCGCACGGAGTACAATACGGCCGTATCCGTGGCCGAATCGGTAAGCACTTATCGGCGCCTTATGGCACAAACGAACGTATTCCCGTTTTGGGAGTACCGCACCGTGGGTGACGATCGTGTCCGACAGGAGCACCAAGCTTTGGAGGGGCTGATTCTACCAATAGAAGATCCGCGCTGGCAAAAGATTATGCCGCCCAACGGATGGAACTGTCGCTGCTATATCACCCCCAGAATGAGGCATGAAGGGGCTGATCTGGATATGGAAGCCATGCGCGCGCAGTGCGACGGATACCTCGAATCACCCGAATGGGGGCGGAGTGAGGCTCAGGGCTTTGGCGTCAATCGAGCTAATGAGGCCGCGGTGTTCACGGAGAATCAGATGTATATCCGCAACTTTACGGATATGCCCGGAAAAACGATCGAACAGATCACCCCGGAAGAATGGGGCGTAGAGGGATCGATCGATGCGCTGAAAGAGGAAGCAGAAAAAGAGGCACCCAAATACAAGGGCTCGGCGGATGACTGGTTCGACGCCAACAAGGTAGTCGAGGCCGGCATGGAACTGCTGAAGGTAAAAGATTATGCCGGCCGCGTGTGGCAGATGGGCAAAAAGGCGTTTAGGGTGCACTCTACGGACATAGTAAAGAAACGGGCTTTCCGTACTGAGTTTTTGAATACCATCCGGGAAGTAGCTGATGCGCCTGATGAAGTGTGGCTTGGTCGAGATCGAAAAGATAGGAACACCCATGTGAGGGCAGTCAACAATTACATAATGATCAAATACTACAAAGATGAGGCGATCGCCGTGATTGGAAAAGTTGAACGAGCGAAGCTGATGCTAAAATCGTGGTATGTACTAAGGGATAAGAATGTGCGCCGTGGGCTGCTGATCAAAAAGTGCCTCAAAACAAAATAAGCCGGAGCGATCCGGCTTATTGTATGGGGATTAATCAGCAATCCACGCTGTAGCTGTTACAGACGCTTCTCCCCCCCATCATCCCCGAGGTGTTGACGATATTGCTTAACCGTGATTGCAGACTTCAGCGCAAAAATACAACTAAACAGGAAAGTAGAGTATGGATTTGGAAGAATTTCGGGACTATTTGAAGGCGCTGCCGGGAAAGATTGAAGGTGCCGCGCCGGCTGTTGTGGCTGAAACGGCCGTGGAATACTTCAAAGAGCGCTTCAAAGAAAAGGCCTTCGACGGTGCGCCGTGGGCGCCTGGGCGGCCGAAAAAAAGCGGCTCCCTATTGGTGCAAAGCGGCAATCTGATGAATAGTATCCGCCCTGCCTATGTGGGCCCCGATAAGGTGATCATCTCAGCAGGGAACTCCCAAGTGCCCTACGCACAAGTGCACAATGAGGGGTTCGAGGGGGATGTGGCTATACAGTCCTATGTGCGCAGCACGAAGGGCAAAGCAAATAAGAAAAAGGCGGATGCCGGCGACGCCCCGGGCACGGTAAAGGCACACACGCGTCACATGAAAATTCCCCAGCGGCAATTCATGGGTGATGCCCACGAGCTGTCCGACCGCATCAAAGACCGCCTAAATGCGGCCATCAGCAATATCCTGTAATCAAATAAATAGAGGCAATGAATAAGGAACTGTTTATCGCTTTATGCGACCGAATTGGGCAATGTGTGCCCGAGATTCGTTTTATAGACTTCGACCGCGGGCAGCTGAGCGCATCCGGCGAACGCCCGCCTGTGGAATGGCCTTGTTGTCTGCTGAGCATCGACTACACGAATTGCCGTGACCTCGCCGTGGAAGAGAATACGCAATTGGTAATGGCTGACATCACCCTGCACGTGGCCTTTCCGCCGGCTGGCGAAACGCACAATCACGCCCCTGGAAAGGTGCGCGACATGGCCCTGCAAATGCTCGATACGGTGGAAAAGCTACATGATGCCCTTCAAGGTGAGACGCTGGGCGATACGGTTTCCGCCCTCAGCCGCAGCCGTGCCACAATGCAGACACGCAGCAATAAGATCGTCGTGTTCAATCTGATCTACTCGACAACCTTCCAAGAAGTAAAGTAGACGATCAAAAGGGGCGAAAATGTCCCCTTTCGAGGTGTGAAAGGGATACAAAAAACGGGGCGCGAAAAACACGTCCCGTTTTTGTACTTTTTGATTGGCGCCATTGTACTTTTTGATTGGCGGATTATAAAACGGGCTTCTTGTCACATCTACTATGACAGGAAAAGTTCATCCTATAAGTTTTATGATCATGGCGACGCTTCCTATTCGGGAGATTGCTTTTGGTTCGTGGCCACATTGAAAGGCATGAATCTCAAGCTCGAGTTCTCTCAAATACTGCAAACCATTGTACAGGATCTCGGCCTCTACGCCTTCTTCAAAGATGAACCTGTTGCCCCCGATCCGGTATCGAAGTTTTCTCGGCCAACGCATCATTCAGAGAGTAGGATAGCTCAAGAGAGACAAGAGAGAGAAGAACGTCCATACACTATGGACGTTCTCCCCTTCAATGATGATCTACTCAATTACTGGGCACACTACGGCATCTTTGAGGATACCCTCCGGCACTTTAAGGTGAGAAGTCTCAAACGCTACGAGAGCACATCGGCAGAAGGCAAGAAATTTGAGCTGAAGGCCTCTCCCACCAAACCGATCTTTGCCTATCCGGGCATTGATTATATCAAACTGTATCGCCCTCACAGTGCCAAAATGCGCTTCCTCTACGGAGGGCGCATGCCGGCCATCTACTGTTTCGGGATGGAACAGATTCCCACGAAGGGTGACATGCTCTTTATCACCGGTGGCGAAAAGGATGTGCTTTCACTCTACGCTCACGGTTTCAATGCGATCTGTTTCAACAGCGAAACGGCGCAAATCCCTGAGAGTATCATAGAAAGCCTCCGACTCCGTTTTCGCCATATGATCATCTTATATGATGCAGACGAGACGGGCATGCGCGAAGCGCGCAGGCAGACAGAACAACTGGCAGAGTATAAGATCTTGAACCTCACATTGCCTCTCTGTGGTAGCAAGACGGAGAAAGATGTCTCGGATTACTTCGCTCTCGGGAACGGATCGAAAGAGTTGAAAGCTCTGCTCTCCAAAATGTTCTCCGATATGTATAGCCAAACCATGATGATGCTGCGCTCGTGCGAGATCGATTATGACAATCCGCCCGATGCGTCCAAGTCGGTGGTGGCCGTAAACGGCGTGCCGCTCGGGACGCAGGATAACCTGTT